CTTGACGGTACAGGATGACAAAGAAACTGCAAAGCTTTCTTTTAAGTATCAGATTGATAACCCTGCCGATTTTGATCGACAAAAGCTAGAATCCGATCAGAATTTTAATAATTACATTGGCGACATTCTATCGCATATCATTCAGTCAGCGTTTGACTCGGGAAATTATACCCTGGGTGAGAGGCCGACAAAAGCCTCTGATGAGGTAATTGATGTCAACACAACTACAGACGACAGTTCTCCAGAAATTAGTCAACGATGAGAAATACTGCAGAAAAGTACTTCCGTTCATCAAGACCGAATACTTCGATGCGGCTCACAAGACTATCTACAAGCTTGTACTTGACTTCATTGGCAAGTACAACAAGCTGCCAACAAAGGCAGCGCTTGAAATCGAGTTCCAGAATAATGCAGATGTAGACGAGGAACTGTATCCTCGTGCCGTCGGCGTTCTGGAAGCTATCGATCAGAATCCAAACGTTGAAGAAACATGGCTGATCGAAAATACGGAAAAGTGGTGCAAGGATCGTGCGGTCTATCTTGCCATCATGGATTCGATTCAGATCATCGATGGCAAAAAGAAAGATGTCTCGCGTGATGGCATTCCTGACATTCTCCAGAAAGCACTAGGAATCAACTTCGACAACTCTGTCGGCCATGATTACCTAGGTGACTTCGAGAAGCGTTATGACTTCTATCATAAGGTAGAAGACCGAATGCCGTTCGATCTTGAGATGTTCAATACCATCACAAAGGGTGGTGTTCCACGCAAGACTCTTAACATCGCGCTTGCTGGTACTGGTGTGGGCAAGTCACTGTTTATGTGCCATGTCGCTGCATCTGCTCTGACGCAAGGTAAGAACGTGCTCTACATCACACTTGAAATGTCTGAGGAACGAATCGCTGAGCGTATCGATGCCAATCTGATGAATGTTCAGATCGATCAGCTCACGAATCTTCCAAAGGATATGTTTGAGAACAAGGTGATGAAGATCGCAACCTCAACTGTCGGCAAGCTCATCATCAAGGAGTATCCGACTGCATCTGCTCACGCTGGGCACTTCCGCGCGCTCCTGAACGAACTAAAGCTGAAGAAAGACTTCGCGCCGGATGTGATCTTCATCGATTATCTGAACATCTGCGCCTCGTCTCGAATGAAAGGTTTAGGTGGTTCTGTGAATACGTACTCGCTGATCAAGGCAATCGCGGAAGAACTCCGTGGTCTTGCTGTTGAGTTCAATGTCCCGATCTTCTCTGCGACACAGACCACACGTTCTGGTTACAGCAATACAGATGTCGAGCTGACAGATACCTCTGAGTCATTCGGCTTGCCCGCGACTGCTGACTTTATGTTCGCACTGATCTCAACCGAGGAACTTGAAAAACTTGGTCAGATCATCGTGAAACAGCTCAAGAACCGCTACAATGATCCGACTGCTAACAAGCGGTTTATCGTGGGCGTAGACCGCTCGAAGATGCGCTTGTTCGATGTTGAGGACAAAGCACAGAACTTAGCCAAGGAACCCACTGTTCGTGGTGGTGGAAATGACCATGACTTTTCTGGCTTCAGGGTGGAATAATAGTTTACATCCGCTGCAAGCCTGATAAATTACTACTATGGGAATGTTCGATACAATTGCATGGGGCGATGACCTGCCATATACGCCTCCGATGGAAGAAATTGGCTTAAATAAGCGCAATTGGGATTTTCAGACGAAAGATCTAGATTGCTCGATGCAACACTATGTGGTTCAAGGTGGCAAGCTTTATCTTCAAAAGTTTAAGCATGAGGAATGGGTTGCAGGAGATCCTAAAGCAAAAAGTCTGATGGATCGTATAGGTTATCTTGATAGACAAGAACCATATCTTGATCCAGCCAAAATTACTACCACTGTTAAAATGTATGACTTTCGACACAGCGTAGATGATAGGTGGGATTGCTGGATCGAATACGAGGTTGTCTTCGTTGAAGGAAATGTTCAGAATGTCAATCTCATAAAGTTTACAAAAGAAAGTGACTTTGTTCGGAAGGAACAAGAAAGACAATGGAAAGAAGAAAGAGAGCGTGAGGCCGCGCGATGGATCAATCGTTTCTTTTTCTATACTAAACCTTATCACTTTGTAGCACGTAATCTTCGGCGCGCGCTTTACGCATTAGCAGAATTTACCTATAAAATCGCAAACAAACTATGACTAAAACACCAGTAAAGAATCCTGAGCAGCTCAAGGTTTTTAACTCTCCTATCTACCGTAAAAAGATCAAGAAGATGGTAGAGATGACGAAGAATGTCTATGGCATTCATCGCAAGATTCCAAAGGGTGAGCTTCCCAAGCTCAAGGAAACGGCTTCTTCCAGCGAGAAGTCTGATCGCGCTCTCAAGGAAGCATATCGTCTGAAGATCGACGTTCTGCATTACTTTGCTACACCAATCGCCAGCCATCGTACTGTTGAAGTTGCACCAACCACTGACACCGAATCCTGAAATGGCTTACAAACTGTTTCTAGATGATATCCGCAAACCGCAGGATGTCACTTGGGTCTCGCTCCCGCCAGGGCCATGGGTTATTGTCAGAAACTTTTTAGATTTCAAAATAATCATTGGCACTCGTGGTTTGCCAGATCATATAACTTTTGACCACGATCTGGCGGATGAGCACTACGATGCTGACTTATGGAAGAAAACTGGAATTGCCGACTATTCTAAACTGCAGAATCCAACTGGCTACGACTGCGCGGTTTGGTTAATCGAGCATTGCCGAACATTCGACCTTGCTTTCCCAGCTTATACCGTTCATAGTATGAATCCAGTAGGTCGCGAGCGCATCAAGGCAGCAATCGAGCACTACAAATCTTATCGCCAATCTACAATCAAATGAACTATGTACTCACGGCACTTCTAGTTGTCTGGTCTTTTCTGGGCACTTTTTTCTATGTCTCGCACGTAGATGATATCTCGAATGTCTGGAGGCGGCAGGTTGCGAGAATTATTAGTGGCCCGTTAGTTTGGGTAACAGTAATTTTCTTTGGCATTCTTCGTTATCTTTCTTTACTCGATGCCGTTTATGTTGGGTTAGTTCGTTGGCTCAAAAAGCCATAATTTTATGAAAGAAGATTTAGACAACTACACAGCATTTGGGATTGACACCTTTGAGAAGTGGATAGCACTTCCAAAAGCAGATCGCGAGCGTAGAGTAGCATATTGGCTTACTCCATGGTATAAGAAGCCATATGCCATGGTATGGAAACTACCTTCTCTCAAACCCAAAGATGGAGAAAAGTACGAAAGCGAATTCGCCAAGCTCGATGCTTTCTTGAAGAAGAATTATCCGATTCAATTTTGCATTCGTGAGACTGCAGAAGAGATTGGATACTATTTGCGCTATCGTGTCTGGAGCCGAGTGCTTGCTTTCTATAGCAATTGGATCAAGGGACAGCGCGTCGAGATGCGTAAGGCTGTCTTTACCAGAGATTATCAGGACATCGATGGATTATTAATTGAGTTTCATCGTCAATGCCTGATCGAGTTTGTGGACCGTGAGAAAGGCTTTGAGTGGCATGACTATTCTGAAACAGAGGCAGACAAAAAATTTGCTGAGGAGCTTCGTGAGCAGTATGACTATGCCACTCGTCTTCGTGCAATTATGCAGAAGGAGCTAGAAACTACGTTAAGTAACGTAGATGTAGACTTCAACGATCCGCAAGCTTCTAAGAATGTATTTGCTGCTTATGACGCTCTTGAAAAGAAATTCAATGACAGAGACACTGAAATGTGCAAGTGGGTCATCGAGAACCGCTGGCGCCTTTGGTGCTAATTTATGGCAACAGAACAAGACACGTCAACTCCGTTTGAAAAAGATCCGTTTCCAGATGCAATCTGGGACGAACAGGCAGACAACTCTGCCAAGTTATTTGCGGAAGCAATCCGCGATGAAATCTATGAACTTGATGGATCTCAGATTGGAAATGTAAGTTTCGACCATGAAATGGTTGCCAACACCGACCTTTCTCGAAAAGCTCGTTCTATTCTGATTCGCAGTAACTTTGGCGCTGTCATCGTATTTCCTAACTTCAAAAAGAAAGGTGTGGCTTCTGCCGCCGTTCTTAATCTAGGAGTTATTCGTGGAATGAAACAGGAAGGCTATACTGCAGACTACATTCAGGAAAACGGTAAAATCTATGGTGATATGAAACCGCACGATGCAAAGAGTGTTCAGATGTTCGCTTATTATCTTACCCACAAGATATGACATTTTCTCACCAATCAGTAAGGTTGATCAGTCATAGCAAGACCGCGCCCGATGGCCCAGGCGCAATGGATATGCAAGAACTTGTTGCATACTGTGCGCGAGTTAGCAATCCAGCGAATCAGAACAATCTCGATACCTCAGAAAAGCTCGTAAGATATCTTGTCAAGCACAAGCATTGGTCGCCACTAGAAATGGTCTCGGCCACAGTCGAGATCAATACCACTCGTGATATCGCTCGGCAAATTTTACGGCATCGCTCGTTCTCGTTTCAGGAGTTCTCACAGCGATATGCAGATCCTACTGCTGCGCTCGAAATGATCGTTCGAGATGCTCGGCTGCAAGATACAAAGAATCGTCAAAATTCTGTGGTGACAGATGACGAAAATCTAAAGATCTGGTGGAAAGAGCGGCAGAAAGAACTCATCGAGTTATCAGAAAGCATCTACAAGGATGCGACTGCTCGAGGAATCGCAAAGGAACAAGCACGCTCGATTCTACCCGAGGGTTGTACGATGTCTCGTCTGTATATGGCTGGAACTCTACGCTCGTTCGTGCATTTCATCGAGGTTCGTTCTGGCAATGGAACTCAAGCTGAGTGCATGGATATCGCTCGCAAGATTGCAGTCTCAATTACACCAATCTTTCCAATGGTGAAAGAATTTGTTCAGCCAAAAGTTGCTGATAGTCAAGGAGATACGAAATAAAAGTGGCTCAAGGCCATTTTTTGTTTTACAATCTCAATCCAAAGTATAAGATTACTTCTGTTAAATCGATTCATCCAAATGAATACCAATACTGCAAATACTGCTAACACTACGACCGTCGCCGCTAAGACCACTAAGCCGACGACTAAGACCACGACGGCTAACGAGCCGAAGCGTGGCCTCAAGAAGGCTGAGGTTGTTGCTCTTCTCAAGGGCTTCAAGTTCCCCTCTGAGCCGTTCACTGTTCGCCAGGTCTATACTCAGATCGGCGCTCGTCACTGGTTGATCCGCTCCTTCGTCAAGAAGAATGCGAAGATCGTTGGTGATGCTCCGAAGGCCGCTGGCGCGAACGGTAAGGCGCGCGGCAAGGCTGCGAAGCTCTATCAGCTGCCTGCTGACAAGCTGACGTACTAATCGTCAGTCAGGCGCGCAGTGGCGCCTTCTAA